ATAATGCGTGGCACCACGGAGCTATTACGTGGGACGGATCGACTGTTCGACTTTTTCTGGACGGTGCAAGGGAATACAACGCGGCACAAGCCGGCGCAATACCAAATGAAACCTTCTATATTGGCTGCATGAACTACCAAGACAGTGCGGCAAACCATTGGCCCGGTTCCCTCGATGATGTGAGGATTTACAACCGAGCGCTGAATCACCAAGAAGTCGGTGATCTATACAATGGCGGCGTTGGGACGCAAGATCAATACACTCCCGGCAACAGCGGAGCTTTGGCTAACGGCCTCGTAGCTCATTATCAGTTCCGCGAGGGAGCCGGGGACCTCGCAGCCGACAGCGTGCAAAAAAACGGAGCTACGCTATACAATAGCCCGACGTGGACGACAGGGGTTAATGGACAGGGCGGAGCGTTACAGTTCGACGGAGCGACCGAGTATGGCGATTGTGGAAATGATACAAGTTTGAAAATCACGGACAATATTTCGGTTTGCCTTTGGGTGAATGCGGCAAGTGTGGGCGGCGATTGTATTTTTTCCAAATACGACACGGGTGCTAATCAACGGTCCTGGGGTATATTCACGGCGTCGGGTGCCGGCAATTTGATCGACCAGAATATATCAGCGAACGGCAGGGCTGATATTGCCTCTCACTTTAAGCAATACCGAACAACCCTGACGGTTTGCGATAGTACGTGGCATCATTACTGTTTTACGTTTTCAAGCGGTACGCTGAAAATACACGTGGACGGAGTGGAAGACCCTTGCACCAAAGTCACCGACGGCGCAAGTTGTACGTCAGTTTTCGATAGCACGACAAACGTAACTATGGCCTGTTCTCACGACAGTGGAGCGCAGAGCGGCCAATTCCCCGGAACGACAGATGATATACGCGTGTATAGTCGGGTGTTATCGACTGACGAGATCAGGGAAATATACAACGGCGGACACGGCTCGAAGTACGGATACGAAACGGACTTTCCCCGGCACAACGACCGGCGGAGCCGGGCAACGAGAATGGCAAGGCGAGGGAGATTCGAGGAGCGGTGAAATGGATTATCGGCATAGTGCTATTCCTGGCGTTGTTAATCGTGGCGGGAGTTTTGGATAATGGCTCTGACTAGCACGGACAATTTCAAAGAGTATGCCGGCATAACTCATACCGACGACGACACCCTGATCGGCAACCTGATAACTCGGGCGCAGTCGATTATCGAGGAGTATTGCGGCCGGGCCTTTAATTCTGCGAGTTACCGGCAACGCTATGACGGCACCGGGGATACAAAACTCCGGCTCGACGAGTACCCGGTAACTGGAGTGACGCTGCTCGGGATCGGACTAGTCGACCCACTGCAGCTCCGCAACACGAGTGGGGACGCTGCCTATGCCGGCGTAAGTGTCTATGACGACGGGACCACGATGAAACTGTCGATCGACAGCGGGACGAACAACGGGGATACCACAATCACGCTGTCGAGCTACACGCTGGATTCCCTGGCGACGTATATCAACGGGACAGTTGCGAAAAACTGGGCCGCGTCGGTGCAGCTCAGCGACTACGGGGTATGGAACGCTGACGAGCTGCTCGACTGCTACGGGCTCCAGGCGCTGGATCAGTACGTCTACTGCCAGGTCCCGGAAACTCTGGCCGAGGATTTCCGGCTCTACGAGGACGAGGGTATCCTGTATCGAGCTTCAGGCTTTACGTCAGGGCGAAAGAATATCACAGTCCGCTACACGGCCGGGTACGCCACGATACCGGGTGCCCTGGAACAGGCTTGCATTGACCTGGTCAACGATTTCTACAAAAAGCGGCAATACAGTATGTCGGTGAAGGCGGAGCGTTTGGGCGACCACTCGATAACCTTCGGCGGGCTGTCCGAGTGGGATATCCCGAAGGGGATCCGGGCCCGGCTCCAACCCTATCGGAAGATCGAAACGTGATCGAGGATTTCTATGACAGCACCGCGTCGGTAGCCAGGCCCGCGACTACTCAGGACGAGCTCGGGGCCGAGGTACGGGAGTTCGTTCCGCTGATCCCGAGTGTTTCGTGCCGGATAACCACCCGCGGGATCGCGGAAACCGACGAACACGGCAAGCGGACAGTCAGACGCGGGTGGATTATGTATTGTGCAGCCAACATGACCAATAAGCAGATTACGGAGCTTTGCCAGGTGACAGTCAACGGCGATACGTTCGAGGTCCTATCGGTATCGAACCCTGGGCTCCAGGACCACCATTTAGAGATCGACCTATTGAGGGTGGAGTAATGGCCGAGTTCGGCAGCGTCAAGTGGTATGGCAAGCGGATTTTCACGGCCGCAACGAAGGAAACTGTCAAGGCTATGCACCAGGCGGGGGCTATGCTGACGCTCGACGTGAAAAAACACTTTACGCGGCAGGGTGGATACCGGCGATACCGGCGGGGTGAATCGGGGTATCACTGGTCCAGTATGCCGGGGGCTCCGCCGGCCGTCGATACCGGCTCGCTCCGGGCGAGCGTCGACTATGACGTGAACGTGAGGCGCGGCGAGGTTATCGGCAGGGTGGGCTCGGATATCGACAAGCTGCTGAACGAGCTGCGGAAACGTGCACCGGCCGCGATAGCGAACCTGACCGGGCCGCTCGATTACGGGCTCTACCTGGAAGTCGGCACGAAGGATATGGCCGCTCGGCCCTGGCTCGTGCCGGCGTTGCGGCGAATGAAGCTCAAGATCGAGCGGGTATTTCAACGCAGGAGTGGCAAGTTTGAGTAATGTACGAGCAGGTTGCAAAGGGAATCTACGCGAAGTTCACCGGCAACGAGGCGTTATCGGCGTCGTTGACGGGCGGGTTGTGGTTCCAGCGGGCCCGGCAAAACCCGGAAACTCCGTATGCAGTCTACGTCCTGTCGGGCAGCAACCGGGACGAGATAATGGGGACCGCCGACGATGCGATAATCAACGTCGACGTCCAGTTCAACGTCTTTTCGGACGCGGTGAACGGCGGGAAGGAGATCGTAGACCTGCTGAACGACCTGGCGGGCTGCTACGACTGGCAAACGCTGACTATCGACGGGTATCAGCATATCAAGATGCAACCTGTAAACCGGCTCCCTATGGGGTACGTTGACGAGATCTGGCAGGGGGTCGCTAACTACGAGCTGAGTATAATCAAAACGTGAGGACAGAACAATGGCAGTATTTCACGGCAAGGCGGGCAACGTCAATTTCAACGCGAGCGATCTTTTCGATATCAACGCGTGGACCCTATCGACTTCCTGCGATATCGCAGAAACGACCGCTATGGGGGACTCCTGGCAGTCCTTTTATCACCACGCCAGCACCGCGGCGGAGAACGCCGGCCTGACCACGTTCACGGCCACCGCCGAGGGGCTCGGGGAAACGACCGCGGATTTACCGGCCCTGATCGCCACCGAAGCTGCGCTCAAGCTAGAGGTCGACGCGACGCATTACTTTGGGGCTAACGCGATAATGGTATCCATTACCGAAACGTGCAGTATCGACGACGTGGGCCGGGTCAGCTACGCGTTTGAAGGCGACGATACGGCAGAAATAGCGTACACGTAAGGAGTTAGAACAATGGGGATTCCATACCACGGGAAGACTGCGACTGCTGAATGGAAGGCCACCGGCGGAGCTTTTGTGGCGTTTACGAACCTGCTCGGGTGGTCCGTCACTTTGAGTTGCGGCGTGGCCGACAGCACTATCATAGACGGCTCGACTACCGGCCGGACGAAAATACCGAACATTCCGGGCGGGACCGCGAGCGTGACCTGCAAGGTCGGCGGAGCCTTTAGCGTGGCCGAGGGCGATCACGGAACCTTGAGCGTCACCCGTGACGGCACGAATGCGAGTAAGGGCTACGAGGGCACCGCGATATGCACCGGGGTCGAGCCCGCGGCGGATATAGCCGACGTCGAAGGGATAGTCTACAACTTCCAGTTTTCGGGGACAGTAACAGCGACAGTCACAAGCGGCTCTGCGTAGCCGAGGAGTATTGTAATGGCTCTCGTATTGACCGGGTACGTGCCGGGCCGTACCAAGATCAAGCTCGGCGGCAAGGAGTTCGTCTTTGGCGAGCTGAATATGGCGGACCTGGCGGAGTTCCGGGCGGATATTCAGAAGGAAAAGAACAAGGCCAACGAGATCCGCCGGCAACGGCTCATCGAGGAAAGCAAAAAGATCGGGAACATAGACCCGGTCCGGCTCCTCGAGCTGATCGAAAAGCCTATGACCGAGGATGAGTTCGAGGACGCTATGGAAACGACCTCGGGCTTTTCCCTGCTCGCCTACCTGAGCCTGCGGAAATACCACCAGGGGATAAGTCAGGAGCAGGTGCAGTCGATAGTCACTCCCAACAAGGTCGAGGCTATCACGGCCGCAATGTTCCCGAAGGAGAACGGGGAGCAGCAAAAAAAAACGAAAAAACGAAAAAGACGCGAATCACCTGGTCGACCGCGATAGCACTCGTTTTTCGGTTTTACGGGGGAGCGATCGGGTGGGAGGATCTGTGGCGTCTGACGATCAGACAGTTTTTGGGGCTCTTAAATGAAATTGATAATGTATCTAAAATCGAAATGGGAGGCTCTGCCCCGGTGGGCCTCGAAGGTAAAGCAGCTCATAACGTCGCTATGGCGATGTTTGGGAAAAAGCAAAGGCGGTAGCTGTGGCTCTAGGTGAGGCATATGTAAATATCAGGGGCAACCTCAAGCCGTTGCGCAACGCTCTGGCTCGGGCCCGCAAGATAACGCTCAGCGCGGTGAAGTCTATCGGGCGTATGGCGATCAGGACCGCCAAGTGGACCGCGGTGGGTCTGATAGGCGTCGGGGCCGCGGCCGTGAAAATGGCTATGGACGCTCAGGAGTCAGAGAACCTGTTCGAGGTGTCTATGGGGAAAATGGCGAAAGCCACCCGTGAATGGTCGGACAGTATGAGCAAGGCGCTCGGGCTGAACGCATACGAGGTCCGGCGTTTCGTTTCGACGTTCAACGTTATGCTGACCAGCCTGGGGATCGCTCCGAAAAAAGCCTCTGTGATGAGCCAGCGGCTAACGCAGCTCGCATACGATATGGCGAGCTTTTTCAACCTCAAGCCGGCCGAGGCCTTCCAGAAACTCCAGTCCGGGATAACCGGCGAGATAGAGCCTCTCAAACGGCTCGGTATCATCGTCAACGAAACCGCGGTCAAAGCCTTCGCTATGGCGAAGGGGATAGGTGCGACGTCCGGCGGGCTCCGGGAGAACCAGAAACGGCTGCAGCTTATCCTGCGTGAGTACCGGGCGAATATCAAGGCCGTCAAAGCCTCGAAAAAGACCGACGAGGAAAAGGCCCTGGCGATCGACAAAATGACTTTCAAGCTACGGGATACCGTCGCCAGGCTGTCCGAACAGAAAAGGGAGCTGTCGGAAACCGACAAGATTATGGCGAGGTTCGGGCTGATAATGGAGGCCACGTCGAAGGCCCAGGGGGACCTCGAGCGGACTATGGGATCCGCAACCAACGTGCTCCGGCGTATGACTTCGCAGCTCAAGCTCGCGGCGATCCAGTTTGGGATCGGGCTCCTGGGTGCGGTCACTAAAGCCTCGGGCGGGATATCTGATTTCGTGACGAGTTCCGAGGACAAGATCAAAAACTGGGGGCAGGTCGCCGGCGGAAAGGTCCTGGACGCTATCGCGTGGTTCAAAGACCTCTACGCGATAGTCAATGAGAAGGGGTGGAGCGAGGCTTTGGCAAAGATAGGGGTGGATATCAAGCAGGCACTCAAGATGACAATGGAGTACCTGAAACCGAAGGCCGCGGAGATCGGCCGGATAATCGGGACCGCTGCATACCAGGCCGCGAAAGGTGGAGCGAAGGGCGTCGCGGCCGCGGCTGCAGCCCACCCGCTCGTTGCGGCCGGTGCCGGCGCGTACTTGGGCGGGACTATTGGCGGGCCGCCTGGAGCCGCTGTCGGCGGTGCCGTCGGACTGACGGGCGGATTGATAATGCAGAACCAAAGGCTGCTCACCGATATTCAAAAGTCAAACGAGTACGCACGCCGGCTCAACGAGGCCACGCGACAGGGCCGGTTAGTGGGGTCGATGTAATGGCAGTAACCGAGTTCTACGAATCCCGGAAGATGCACCTGACCGCCGAGGGCACTACTGTTATGCGGGTTTTCACCTGCACCGCGACGGATTGGAACGCCGGCGGTGACGCCGGAACCACGCTGCCGATAGTCGGGGACCCGTGGGACGTCGATATAATCCGCTACGATCTGCGGGTGACTGATATCAACGTCTACTGGCTCGACAACACGAATTGCAGGATCGAGATACTCTACTCGACCGCCGGCCTGTCGCACAGCACCCACGTCCCGGACGCTGTGAGCAGCAAGGTCGAGGAGTTCGCGATGTCCACGCAGCCCGAGGTTATCACGGACAAATACACCGACTTTACCACGGGCGACCGGCCGAGTTGGGGGCTGGCGTGGGAGGCTGCGAGTGCCGGCCGGAAGGCCGCGGACGCTCCGCCGATAACTGTGCACAAGGCGAATATGACGTACTCCTACAAGTGCAACGTGAGTAGCTGGAGCTACGACACTATCCGGGACGCGGTGGGGAGGATCAACGACTCCGATATGCTAGTCCAATGGAAAAGCCGCGTGCCCGGCTCACTCAACCGCGACGCGATCTATGACGCCACCGGGGACGATACCGGCAAGTGGCTGTTTCACGACTTTTCCGCACGTGCCGTCGGGGACAAGAACTGGGAGCTGTCCCTGACGTTCCTCTACAACGACTTCGGGTGGAACTCGCCGGAATCGGTCCCGATCAACCTGTACGGCACCTTCGATCCGTTCGACCTACCCTGGCCGACAGACCTCTACGACCGCCAAGATGAGGGCCTGCGATGATAGCACTCAAGCACCTGCCACGTCACGCCGCGGTGCAACCCGAGGACTACAACAGGCTCGCGGATTCTATCAACAAGCTGCTCAATATGAAGGTCGGCGGCGGGCTAAGGCTCTACAAGGGCGGGGCTGCATTCAAGCTCCACAGCACTATGCCCGGAGCATACGAGGGCTCACCGCCGGAGCAGATTATCCCGGAGAAGGTCTACGAGGTTTTGAACGCTGCCAGCGGTGACGGGGTCTACGACTGTATCGAGTGCAGTATGGACGCGACGGAGTGGGACGATACCGCGGGCGATGACAAGTTCGACAAGGTCAGCCGGTCGATAACCTGGGCTGTCGACCTGGTGTTTTACGTCGGGCAGATATGCAGCTACGACAGTAAATACTGGGCCTGCCTGACGCAGCACACCGCGGCGTTAGGGTTCGAGCCCGATACGAGTGCGAATTGGGACCGGGTCTACGAGTGGGCAAAGGCCACGGCGAATTGGGACGTCGGCCACGGGTTTTACAGCGTCGACGACCTGGTGATATACACAGTCGACAGCCACCACTACCGCTGCATACTCGCCCATACCGCTGCGGCCGGGAAGGAGCCCACCAACACCAACTACTGGCGGCGAATGTACCTTGAGGACGATTACGTTTTCAAGACTATCGACGGGACGGATATCTACTACCAATGCACCGGGGACCACGATCCGGCCGACGCCAACGAACCGCCGGATATTACCTACTGGACTGCGGTAAACGCGATCGAGGTGTTGAACCTCTTTGAAAACGACCCTATCGCGGACTACACCGCGGCACTCGGCTCCTACGACCGGCTCCTGACCTGGCGGCTCCACGATGATGAAGGGAATACCCGGCGGGTCGGGATACCTATGGAGCCCGTGGTTCGGCGGGTCAAAACCACCGAGGCCGCGACCGCAAACGAGCAGATCACGTGCAACCTGATCCTGCGGAACGGGAACGAGGCCGCGAGCAACGAGCTCGGCTCGAGCATCGAGGTCTACGTGAACATAAGCGGGGGCTCCGCCCTGAACGCTGCGGTGCCTAGACTTGCCGATGATGATGAAATGCTGGCCGTGAATATAGCAGGGAAATGGTGGGCTACCAACTTATTTGCAGCCTCGCAGGACTGTCCATAATGGGAACGCTAGTCGGGTGGGACACCTCGGCCAAGAAAGTCCTGACGGAAAGCGGGGGCTCGGGCAAGATTTGCCGGACCTGCTGCGGCACTCCCTCGCCCACGCCGACCCCGACGCCCACTCCCACTCCGACGCCTACACCGACGCCGACAGTCGAGCAGGGCGAGGCGTGCGGCTACTGCGACGATTACGCTGTGACCAAGACGCCGAGGTATATCGCGGTCGAAATATCGGGCGGGAGGACTTGTACCGGTTGCCGAAGGGACTGGCCGGCGAGCAATTCGCTCTACCTGGCCGAAAGCCTGGTATCGGAAGTGGACGGGCAGACGTTTATCGCGGAGCAATACACGGACAGTCCCGTGAATTACTGTAAATACTGGGGGGTGTACCCTACGACAAAACCCTACGCGCTCGAGTTTTATTACGGGGTGAATTGCAACACCTTTCGGAGCGTTGTGAACTTTTTTTACAAGGCGGTTCTGGTCGAGCTTTTGAGCGCACAGATACGGGTATCGCTTTTCTTTTGCAGGACTATGACGACGGGTCCTGGCACGCCTGATACCTGGGGGGCCGAAATATACAAGGGCTCCGCGGACCTGACCTCGGCCTGCGGCACGGCAACAGCACTGCCTTCTATCTGGCCCTGGA